AGCATGGGAAAAGACAGGCGGAATAGGGTTTGCCCCTTGGGACTCAATGGCAAGGCTAGAAGTTAGCGACGACACAGCGAAATTTACTAAAAACGCAGTTAAAGACCTTAATCAATTTGGAGCAAGAAAACAGTCTGCAATCTTTAGTCACCCTGAGTTGTTTGACCAAGAGCCTGATATTGCAAACTTGGTGACCATAAGAGGCGCCGGAGATGACTATAGCGGTTCGTTTGACGGTAAAAACATAAATCTTAACTTCCCTCGAAAACGGGTTGATTTAGAGCAATTAAGGGATTTAAATCTGCACGAAATAACACACCCAATACAAAGGCAAGAAGGTTGGGCGCAAGGTGGGAATCCTGGTATGTTTAACGACCCAGAGAAAGCAAAATTAGCTAGAGATGCAATTTATTTCAGGGATGAGTTGCTAAAGAAGCACAAAGAAATGCCCAAGGCAGATTGGTCTGCTATTGAAAACGCAATCACAGACGAATACTATAAAATGGATATGGCTGACTTCTTGCCCAGCAGAGAGGCTAGAGATTTAGCATCGCAGCCAAACGTGCTTTTTCCAGAAAAGTATCCAAACAGCCCTGAAGGGTATGAAGAATTAAAGAAGATGGTTAGTTTGTATGGTTTAGACAAGAGAACTACACCATACTCGCCAAAAGAAGGTTATAACCGTTTGGCAGGCGAAGCAGAAGCAAGGCTTGTTCAGTTTAGAAAAAACCTAACACCAGCAGAAAGATTAAAGCAATATCCTTATGAGCCTGAGTATTTCAAACGGGCAACAGGCGTGGATATTAATGACCTTATTGTAAGAAGAGATTAACGGACTTAATTAAATGACACTAAAACCACTTTCAAACTGCATTCTAGTTAAACAAGACGAGGAAGGCTTGTCTTCAATTATTATCACGCAAAAGAATAAACTATTTAGCGGTATAATCGAAGCTGTTGGGCCTGGTAAGAAATCGGATAAGAATGTTCTTATCCCTTGTGAGTTACAAGCAGGGCAACACATTATGTTTGGCGAATACACTGGCCAAAAGGTTAATGTTGATGGTGTTGAATATCTAATGATGCGTGAAACTGAAGTTATTGGGGTGCTTGAATGAGTGATTACACTGGAATTGATGCCGCTGCTAATGTAGCCGCAGGTGGAAACAAAGGTAACGGCGAGATTCTAGCGACTGCGCGATCACGCTTGACAATGGCTATCTCTGCTTACTCTGACTCACGCGAAGATGAGTTAGACGATCTACGGTTCTACGCTGCGTCACCTGACAACCAGTACCAATGGCCTGCTGACGTTCTGGCTACCCGTGGAGCGGTGCAGGGGCAAACGATTAACGCTCGACCATGCTTGACTATCAACAAGCTACCGCAGCACGTTAAACAAGTTACCAACGATCAGCGCCAAAACCGCCCAAGCGGGAAGGTTATCCCTGCTGACGACAAAGCAGATGTAGAACTGGCTGAAATCCTTGATGGTATAGTTCGCCACATTGAATACATTTCCGATGCTGATGTTGCTTATGACACGGCTTGTGAAAACCAAGTGGCTTACGGCGAGGGTTATATCCGCCTAGTCACTGAGTATTGCGACGATGATTCATTCGACCAGGACATTAAGA